TTTCTTTTTCTTGGTTCTTCATTTCTTTTTGTAGTGCTTCAGCTTTTTCCACTTGCACTCTCACACCTCGTTGACGCATTTTTATTAGGATCGGAAGCAGTTGCTGCTCCATTTCCCAAACAGTAGTTAAACTTTGTGTTGCTATTTCTTGTTTAAATCTTTGCCAAAGTTTTAATGTAAGTTCTGCATCTTGTTCTGCATAGTAACCAACATGTTCTGCTGGTAGTTTCCACATCTCAGCTTTTGGATCTATGCCATGTGCTGCTGCAGCTTCTCTTAATTCTGTCTCTGCTTTTATTTCGTTTAAATAATCTACTGATAAAGCATTTAAAGAATATGAATATCTATTTTCATCAATGAGTGCAGCTGCTATCATTGTATCTACGATAGGTCCGTGAACCGGTATACCTGATGCTTCTAACCAACCTACATCGTATTGAGCATTATGAAATATTTTAGTGCATGGTAGAGCACATATATCTTTCATATATTTTTTAACCTGTTCTGGAATCATGTTACCACCACCAAGATGACCAAACGGAAAATAACCTTTCCATCCTTCTACTGCTACTGCAAAACCAACAATTTCCCCTTTACCTAAAGCCCAACCTGCTCCTAATTTTTCGTTAATGCCATCGTCTCTAGTTTCAAGGTCAATTGCTATTTCTTTATACTGAGATAAATCTTTATATTCACTCGGAGTATTCCACATTGATTTTTTAAATGTAAGTGTCAATTGTAATCCATTACTCATTATTTTTTATCTACCTTTATTATGGCTCTCACTATTGTTGTTGCAGGGTTTAGATCCCAATCTCTGGTGCACCCTTGTAATAAAACTTTTAACAGCACAAGAACCACAATAGTAGATATTGTTTTCAATAATAACTGCTTTTTTTTCACAAAACTTGCATTTAATTTTTGTTTTTTCGACCATCTTTTCTATCTTTGAGATATTGTATTTCAAGATCACAATAATGTTTTATCTTTTCTAGATCTTGTAAGGGATTACCTTTTAATAAATATCTACAAATATATTTTATTATATTAGCTTGTAATGGGTTTAAGTTATTTTTTCTAATGAAAGTCCAAGGTTGAATAACAAACTGTTTATAATGTGATCCTCCAACTTGTTTACCTTCAGGAAATACTTCGTCAAACATATCTTTACTTGTCATTTTTCTCCTGTACATAAATTAAATAATCTTGTCCAATAGGATAATTAAACTTATAGCTAGATCTCAACAAATGTAAAGTTTTTCTTGCTCTTGTTGCACCAGTATACCAAACCTTACGTTCATCGCTTTTATCATTTTTATTTTTATTTTTATAATCAGATGGGTAATTACCTTTACCATATAATACTACATGATTCGCTTCTCCACCTTTAACAGAGTGTATTGTATCTATAGTTATTAATGGATCCTTATCTAATTCTTTCTGGCCATATCTTCTAAGTAATCTTATAAAATGTCTAACTTGTTTAGGTTTAAAGTTTCTTCTTAATATCCAATACCAAGGTTTAATTTTTTGATTATCCTCTAAACTAAGACCACACCATTCTTTTAAATCTTGAAAATTATATTCTTTAAAATCAGGTTGTGCTCTCCAAAATTTGTCTAATCTGTAAGCAGGATCTTCAAGTTCTCTTATATGCTTATACATATTACGAGCTGCTTTCTTATCTATTTTTTTTCCTTTTGTTATTGCAGTCCATGCTTTAATCGACTCCCATTGTTTTTGATCAAAACATTTTGTACCTTTATTATCTTTATAATATAGGCCAGCATCCTTAGCTAACATTCTTAATTCATTAACAGTCTCATTTATTCTACCTAATATGTACCAATCCTCTTTAAATTTTTCAAAAGGAATTTCTTTAAATGATAAGTAAGCTTTAACATACCCGTCTTTACCACCAGGTAGATATTCTTTCTCTTCACTATCGCTTATACCTCTTCTAATTATTTGTGAGAAACTATGGATAGCCTCTCCAAATCTTCTTGTTCTTCTTAACTTAACTTTTCTACCAGGAAAAAATTTAGTAAAATATTTTGGATCTGCTCCATTCCATTTGTATATTGCTTGATCATCATCTCCTGCTAGATATATTCTTTTAACTTTAGGTGCCATCTTATAGATAACTGACCACTGTAATGGTGTACAATCTTGTGCCTCATCTAAAATTAAAACTTTTAATGATGGAAAATCTATTTCTTTTATTGCTCTTTCAATCATATCATCAAAATCAATAAATGATCTTTCTCCACCACCGGTCTTATAATGCTCATAAGTGCTAATCTTTCTTAAAAAAACAGTAAGTGAATCTCTTTTATAACTTTCTTGTTTGTAAGCTTCTTCAGGACTTATTAATAAATTTCTTGCTTTACTATAAACACCAAGTGACCAATCTTTATACATAAAATTATCATCTGCTAATCTCTTATCACTTGTTTTAATTACTTTAGTTTGTAAAGCAAAATCAATTGTGCAATCTTTAGGATCGAATACTTCTTCAGGAAAGTATCTTCGACAATAAGTATGTAATGTTTTAAATCTTGAAAAATCATCAGTGTTATATTGTGGAAATGATTCTAATGCTCTTGAGACAGCTGTGTTTACTGCTTTGTTTGTAAAAGATAAGTATGCTATTTCATTTGGCCTTATGCCTTTTCTTAAATAACCTTTTAAAACTTTTTCTATTAAGGTATATGTTTTACCAGTACCAGGTGGACCAAAGATTTTTATTGTTTTATGATAAAGTTCTTTTAGTATTTTAAGTTCTAAACTTTCCTGTGTGGAATTCGTCATCCATCTCCGATACTGTTTTTTTACTTACTTTTTTTTCTGTCTTTTTATAGTCCACAAACTTTGGCATCTCTACAGACCATACATTTTTAACACCTTCATGATAATCTATTCTTTCACAACCTAATAAATGCATGGCCTCAGAGGCACTTTTAAATGTTTTATCATTACCTAAAAATTTTTCAAAAGTAATTTTTTTAAAATAACACACATTTGTTTTAGAATCTAAGACAACATAATTATCTTGCAACTTATCAAAGTCATCTTCTTCAATATGGCTTTCAAAGAATTTTTTAAGAAAATTATATTTCTCTTCTCCAAGTGTATCTTCAAATTTCATCTTTTCATTTTCAACTGCTTTTTTTACAATGGTTGACATAAGCATTTCAAATGGAGATGGACCTGTTCTTGGTCTAGGTAAAGTTATCCAATAGATACCATACCTAAGTAATCTAACCCTAAAAGATTTTTCATCTTTCATATCTTCAGGACCAATAATAATTTTTTCGCCTTGAAATGAAAATGAGTATTCAATAGACTTAGTACTTCTTATAAATTCTATTTCTTCAAAATCATCTATCAAATCAGGAACTTGTGAGCCAATACCTAGCTTTCTAAACTTACATAAATCTTTATTACATATAGGAGTGATTGCACCTAATTTTGGAGGACACTTATAATTGTAATCTTTTTTAATTACAGATTTAGCTACAGAATTTTCTACCTCTCTAGAGTCCATAGGTGTTACAAAAATTTCTTGATTTCTTTTTAAAAGTATCTGTCGCATTTCTTCAATACTTACTTTTCCATCAGACTTTTTCATTTCTAAAACACCGACATTATAAAGCAAATCATTTCTATGATTTCCTGACCATTTATCCATAATCATTTTTTGAACACATGGAGGGTAATGTTTCCAATCCTCTTCAGGTTCATATTCTTTTACTTTTATAGTTTGTAATTGTTCTAAAGAGAGAGTTTTATTTTTTATAATTTCAATAAATTTACCAATTAAAACAGGTGTGTTTGATTCGTTATAAGCAAATTCTGTGGTGGCATCCATATTAAAATATGGCATGTTCATACATTTATTCATAGGAAATACTTCTAATGCTTGAAAGAAATTTTTATTCCACTCATTTAATTTTTTTAAAACATCCTTTACTGGATACCAATCGTTTAAAAATAAAAATAAATGTAAACCCCCTGACTTTGATCTTACTGGTACTAATGGCAATTGGTTGTCTTTGAGAATATCTATAACTTTTTTTTGTGAATAATCTTTGTAACTTTGTGGATCTATATCAATACATCCCCATTTACATTTGTCGTCTTTTTCAGGTTTTATACCTATACGTTTTTTACCGTCTAAGTGTTCTTTCCAGATTTTGAGAGTCACAGGTTCGTGAACCGTGATTGTTTGGCCAACAGTCTTTCCCCGTTCATCTACCTCTCCAGTAAGAGAGGTAGTAATGAACAGTTCAGAATTTCCCTCAAATATTTTTAAGAGTTGCTCCTCCATAAAAAATATTAAAATGGAACGCCAGTTTTTTCTTCAGCACTATTGTTTCCTGCAGCTTGAATTTCATCAGCAAAATTTACTTTGCCAAAAATATCACTCTTCATTGCACTTTGATAAAATGCTTGAGTGGTTTCAAGTGTTTTTAAATTTTCCTTAGTATTTAAAAACTTATCAAAATCTACAACCCAACCATACCAAGAATTTTGTGAATTTGATTCTTTAGTAGTTGTTAGTTTGTATGCAGTAGACCAAGATGGTGGATTAAACATACCATTCTTACCTTGTGTCCTTCTAGACATAATCATAGAATTCCATGTCTTCGACTTTTTCTTTTGAGTCGATTTCATAGTAATTAAAGCTTGTTCCATTGGATTATAATTTTCATCCAAAATATAAACAAAATGATTACCTGTATCTTCAACATAGTTTCCATTTTTTAAACGGTCTTTGTTGTCGGCACCTCTAGTTGTTTCAGACATAATGGCAGGATCAGTATGTATGTTTACTGGTCGACCTGGACTGTCTCCTTTGTCCTTCCATTCATTAAAAGTATTTATGTAAAGACAAGGCACTACTATTACACCTTGTTTACCTTTCCAAACCTTACCTGATGTTTCACTCCATATGTCTCCTTGCTTAGCAGTCTCAACATACTTACCATCTGTCTCATCCAATACAGGAGAGTTAGCATAAAGTATTTTTAGAATTGGTAATTTTTGATCTCGAGCTGTTACAAACTCTTGACCCTGACCTGCCATCTGCTCTAAATTAATTGCAGTTGGAAGGTTATCTTTTTTAGTCGTCATCGCTTTTTCTTTAGTGATCATGATT